GTTTAGTATTATGATAGGTTACGGAAATAGTATGTTTTTAGCAACACACGGAATATTAGCGAGGACTGCATCAGGAGGAGGAGTTGACCCCGATGCACAAGCATTCATAACAGCAGCTTCAATAACAGACCCTACTCAACAAAGTGCTATTAATCAATTAGTAGTTGACTTAAAAGGTTATTCTATTTGGACAAAAATGCGTGCTTTATATCCATTTGTAGGTGGCACAGCTTCAACGCACAAGTTTAATTTAAAAAATCCTTTAGATACAAACGCCGCTTATAGATTAACTTTTTTTGGTGGTGTAACGCATTCGTCTAATGGAATAATAGGAAACGGAACTAACGGATATGCAGATACATTTTTAGCTAATAATGTAATGGCGCAAAGTAACGCACATATATCCGTTTATTCAAGAACTAATTATCAAGGAACTGTTTCTGATATAGCTTCTTATAGCAATCAATTTGGTTCTTTTATGTATATTAGAGGAGCTGGAAATAACTTTGAAGGTCAAGTTAATGCGGGAACAAGAGTTAATGTATCAAATACAGATTCAAGGGGTTTATTCTTAATAACAAGAACAAGTGCAACTTCGCAAACGGGGCAGAAAAATACAACTCAATATGTTACTGCTTCAGTACCTACTAATCATATTGCTAACGCAGGTATAGTTGACCAAGTAGAAGCTAACGCAATAAACAACTTAGTAATAGGTTTAAAAGCTGATAGCTTGTGGACTAAGATGAAAGCGGTTTATCCGTTTGTTGGTGGTTCTGCTTTAGCTCACAAGTTTAACTTAAAAGACCCAAGAGATTTAGACGCTGCGTTTAGATTACAATTCTTAGGTGGTTGGACACATTCAAGTACGGGAGCAACACCTAATGGAACAAATGCTTATGCAAATACTTTTTTAACTCCTTCAAGTGTGCTAACTAATGCTAATCATCACTTAAGTTATTATTCAAGAACTCAAGCATTAACCAATAGTATTGAAATGGGAGTTGGAGATACTTTAGGCAATTATTCAGCTCATTTTAGAATAAGATTTACGGGTGGTGCATTTGTAGATAAATTTACTTTTGCTTCAGGGAGTACTATAACTGATGCTTTAATTAATACAACAAATACTGATTCAAGAGGTCATTTTTTAGGTAATATTTTAAGTACATCAAATAGAAAAACTTTTAAAAATGGCACAATACAAGGAACTAATACAAGCACAATTACTAATGCATTAGGAACTTCCAACATATATTTAGCAGCTTATAATTCACAGCCAAATACAGCAGTTATTTTTTCAACTAAAGAATGTGCATTTAGCTCAATAGGTGACGGCTTAACTGATACCGAAGCGGCTAACTTTTACACAGCTGTACAAACCTTTCAAACCGCTTTAAATAGAAACGTATAATGAAACTAACAGATTTAACAACAGAACAAAAGTTAACCTATGTCGGACTATTGACAGAGGTACAAAAAGACGAATTAGTCGGTCAATGGTATGCACCTGACTCATATTTTAACCCAATTTTGAACCTTACAGACCAATGGGTTATATCAGTTGAAGAAATGGAGCAGTGTGTAAACCCTGACTTTTTATGGGTTAAAGACCTTGACTTGATTCCTTACGAACCGAAACCACCTCCATTTGAATAAATATGGCAGATAAGCAAGCGGTATTCACACTGAGAGTTGACACAGGCAACTCGGTACAGGATGTTCAGAACTTTGACCAGGCTGTACAGAATCTGAATAAAGATCTCAAAGAGACTCAGACAACGGCCTCTCAACAAACTGGCATGGACCAATTCGAGGCCAAGCTCCAGGAGCTCAATGAGAGACTTGAGGCTGGTGGCTTGAGCATGCGTGACATGACCAAGCTCATGAAGGAATATCAGACCTTGGCAGCACAATCAGGATCACAATCACCAATAGGTCAACAAGCCATTCAGAATGCGGCACAATTAAAAGATGAGATTGGAGATCTGAGAGCAGCAACAACGGCCCTTGCATCAGACACAGTGAAGCTGGACACAGCTCTTGCTGGAGTTGAGACAGGAGCAGCTGCATTCCAGGGAGTGCAATCAGCCATTGCCTTGACAGGTGTGGAATCAGAGGCTTTGGTCCAGACAATGGTCAAGCTCCAGGCAGCACAGGGATTGGTTAATGCTGTTCAGACTGTTGCCAACAATCTTAACAAGGATGCCATACTTGGAATTCAGTTGAGATCAGCCCTCCAGAAAGCTCAAAACTTTATTATCTATGGATCAGCTGCGGCTGTGACAGCTGAGTCAACAGCAACCAAGGCAGCAACTGGAGCAAAGGTTGCAATGACTGGAGCCACAACAGCAACAAATATTGCTCTCAAATTATTCAGAGGAGCCTTGCTTGCAACTGGTATTGGTGCCTTGATTGTGGGCCTTGGTTTATTGGTTGCTAATTTTGACAAGGTTGTCAAGTTCATGAAGCCTGTCATTGATGGATTTAAAGCAATTGGAGATGCAATCGGCTTGACAAACTTTGCAGAGGAGGAGGCTCATAATAAAACAGTATCAAGAATACAATCAGAAATAAAAGCCAGAGAGGATCTTGCAAAGGTCAGAGAGGATCAATTTAATTCAAGTCAAAAACAATATGATAGAGAGCTTGAATTGCTAGATGCTCAAGGAAAAGATACTAAAAAATTAACCAAGTTAAAGATTGAGGAATCAATCAAATATCAAAAAGAGAAACTCAAAGAGCTTGAAATTGAAATAAATTCCTCAAGAGAAACGGCTGAACGGCTCAAGAGACTAAGCGCGGCACAAGATCAGAGAGTTATAAGATTTCAAGAAATTACAAAACAAAGGGTTGAATTAATAGAATCAATCAAGGATGCAGAAAATTCTCTTGCTGTAAATGAAGCAAAAAACAATAAAGAATCCGAGGATGCTCAAAAAGAAAGAAATAAGAAAGCCGCGGATGATGCAAAGGCAAGAGCAAAAGAAAGAGCTGATAATAACAAAAATTTAATAAAACAAATTGAGGATGCTCAGATTGAAGCAATTCAGAATGAGGATATCAGAGCAAGAGCAAAATTGTTGAAAGATGCTGAGAGAAGCACAAAAGAAATTAATAAGCTCAAAGCTGATGAGGAGAAAAAAGCAACATTGAAAAAACTAATTGATGAGAAGTTGCAAAGAGATCTCCAGGCTCTTGATAATGCTGCATTAAAAAAACAACAAGAGGCTGAGAAAACAGCTCTTGATTTCAAGATTAAGCAAGAGAGAGAGCTCCTAAAAATGATTGAGGATCTTTCTGAACAGAACTATCTGGCAACATTGTCTGATCAGGAGAGAGAAGTATTGGCTATTCAAGATAAGTATTTCGAGCTTGAGACATTGGCTCAAGGCAATGCAGTTGCTCTCCAGGAGATTGAGATTGCAAAGGCCAATGAATTAAACAACATCAATTTAAAATATCAAGAGCAGAGAGATAAACAGAATGAGGAACAAAGGCAGAAAGATCTCAAGAGAGAACAGGACATCCTGGAATTTAAACTCTTTGCAGCAACAGAAACATTCAAGCTAATCTCTGATGTTGCTGATCTATTTGGCAAAAAGAATGAGAAGGCAGCAAAGAGAGCATTCATGATTCAGAAAGCATCCTCCATTGCACAGGCAACCATTGAAACATACAAGGGTGCCAATGCCATCTTTGCCAGTGCTGCTGCCAATCCATCAAGCATACTCTTTCCAGCACAACCATTCATTGCAGCTGGCTTGGCAATATCATCTGGAATTGTAAATGTGGCTAAAATAGCATCTCAGAAATTTGAAGGAGGAGGCACACCATCAGCATCTGGTGATACAGGATCAGTTCCTAATTTAACAGGAGCCAGTGCATCATCATTCACAGCCAACACCAATGCTCAGACAACAAACTTGTCAACATTAGGACAAGGAGCTCAGCCTGGTGTGAATCTTTCTCAGGTTGTTGTGCTTGAATCAGATATCACAGGAACACAGAATAAAGTAAAATTACAAGAGGCTAAGACCTCTTTTTAAGAAATCAACTCCAGCCTTTGAAAGAAAGGCCTCTCCAGTGCTGAAGCATCCATATATTCTCAGGAATTCGGATGCTTTTGTCACATCTGGCCTGTGCAACTTTACATTCTCACCTGGCTGAGCATTACATTTGTACACATTGAGATATATGCTCTTGATAAAATGGTTGCCATCTTGCCAGTTGATCTGATCAAAGAGCTTGATCAACTTGGCAGAGTTCATCTTGACAGGCTGATGGCATTCGTAGTTGTTGAGAGGGAACTTGTTGTGCATGAGAAACTCAGCTGTATTTCTTGCGGCCTCTTGATAATGCGGAGGATGATTGGCATTGATCTCCAGGATTCCTTTGAAATATGCAATATCAGGGCACCATTTCTCTGATATGTAAAAGTCATCATTCATATACACGAATTCTCCTCCAATGGTCCTGGCAAAAGTCAAGATCCTGTTGGTCACATCAATCCCTCTGATATTATTGTACTGAGTGCATGGTATATTGAGAGCTCCAGGCACAGCATCACCAATGGTGTAAATGATTGCCTCTGGATATACTCTCTTGATCCAGGCAATTGATTGCAAGATATCAAAGTGATCAGGGCTCCTCCTGTATGGATATACAAATACCATTGAACAAAGATACATAATATATATATGATGAGAGAATTGCCAGTATATGAGATCATGATTGATCTCCAGGATACAGATACAACAGTGTCATTCAATTCCTTGGTTGTGCATCCAGCACATGAGAAGCTCTTTGACACCTTCTCAAAGCAAAGGAAATATCAATTCAATGATGATGAGCAGATCATCACAGGGATTGCCATCTCAGCGGATACTCCAATATATCGGAGAGAGGATGATACAAATGAGGAGTACTATGTTGTGTTCACACCAAAGGCCATCAAAGACATTGTTTTTGATTATGCCAGGAGAAACAATTTCAACAATGTAAATCTTGAGCATGATGAGACAAGAGTTGTTGATGGTATATACATGGTCATGAGTTATGTGATTGACAATGAGAAAGGATTCACAGCTCCTGAGAGATTCAAGGATGCAACCAATGGCTCTTGGCTTGTGAGCTACAAAGTAACTGACAAGGAAGTTTATGAGGCCGCCAAGAATGGAGTGTTCAAAGGATTCTCCATTGAGGGTGTATTCAACTTGATTGAGACAGGATCAACAATGGAAGAGGAGTTCATGGGCCAATTGTACACAGAGCTCAAGAAGGTGAGTGAATACATCATTTTTTTCAATGACTATCCAGATGCTGTTGTGAACAATGCCAAGAGAGGCATTGAGCTGAATGAAAAGAATGGCAACAAGTGTGCAACTCAGACAGGCAAAATCAGAGCCAGGCAGTTGTCACAGAGAAAGAATCTCAGCCTGTCAACAATTAGACGGATGTATTCCTATCTCTCAAGAGCAGAGGAATATTATGATCCAGAGGATTCCAATGCTTGTGGCACCATATCATATCTATTATGGGGAGGACTTGCTGGCAAGAGATGGGCCGCATCTAAATTGAAGCAAGCTGGAATTTTAGAACAATAACACATAATAAATAAACAATAAAATGAATCAAAATTTCAAGAAGGTAATGGACTTGCTATCCGAAATAAAGGGAGCATTCCACAAAAAAGAGGCCTCAAATTTTGAGCAAGCAACTTTGGTTGATGGTGTGACTGTCATTGAGTATGAAGCTCTTGAGGTTGGGATGCCTGTTTTTGTTGTTGCTGATGGTGAGATGATTCCAGCTCCAGAGGGTACACATTCCTTGACTGGTGAGATGGAGGGAGTCTCAATTGTGGTTGATGCAGAGGGCATTATCACAGAGATCATTGACACAAGAGAAGAGGTCCAATCCGCAGCTGATCAAGGTGATGAGCAACCAGAGGACTTTGAGGCAATATCAGCTGAGCAATTGCCAGCCGTATTGGAACAAGTCACAGAGGTGATTGCTGAACAATTAGGTCTTGAGATGGACAGAGCTTATGATGTGGCCAGTGCTGTTGTAAACAAAATTAATGAAGCAACAGAGATGGATGCATCATCTGAATTCTCAGCAACAGATGTTGAGAACATAATCAATGCAAGACTTGAATCATTCTCTCAAGCTGTCGAAGGCTTAGCGGAAATGACAAAGGCCATTGCTGAAAGCAATACACAACTTGTGAATGAGTTGAGCTCTTTGAAAAGTGAATTCGAGACTTTCAAAGCACAACCATCAGTTGAAACAAGAGAGAATGAGAAATTCTCCAAAGTTGGTAACTTGACAACCAGACAAGCATTTCTATTAAAAAATAAATAAGTAAAACAATGTCACTAAAAAAAATGATTAAAGACAAGTTTGACTATGATGTGTCAGGCTTAGCGGCTTATGTAGATGAGCAAAGAGAGCAGTTAACTGTTCGTGCCGTAACAGAGGCAAAAACATTACAATACATCACAATCCAAGAAGGTATCAAAGGATCAGAGGAAATCAAGTTACTTGATGACTCAATTGTTTATCAAGCTGGTGATTGTTCAATGACTCCATCTGGAGATACAGTATTCACTGATCGTGCAATTGCTGTTGAGACTCTTGGATTCATGAAATCTTTCTGCAACAAGGATCTTGCTGGATTCTGGACACAGTTAGGTCTTCGTCCAGGTGCAATGGCAGAGGACAAAAACTTGCCATTTGAGCAACAAATTATTGACTATCTTTTGAAGTTACATTCAAGAGAATTGGATTCATTAATCTGGAAAGGTAACAAAGCAACAGGAACTGGCAACCTACAATGGATGAATGGATACCGTCAATTCTTAACAACTGGAAATGGTTGTGTTAACTTGAATTCATCATCAACAGCATCAATCTCAGCATCAAATGCTTATGATGTTTTTTATGAGTCTTTTGAGAACACACCAGCAAACATTGCTGAATCAGCTGATTTCGTATGTTTCACAGGTCGTGAGAATTTCAATTTCTTGATCAAAGATTTAGTTGATCAGAATTTCTTCCATTACTCTCCAGCTGCAATTGCAACTATGGATGAGGTAATTGTACCAGGAACAAACATGAGAGTTGTAAAAGTTAACGGATTGAATGGTCTTGATAATATTTACACAGGTCGTGCATCTGAGTTTGTATTCGGTACTGACTTGAGATCTGACTTTGACAACTTTGAGTTGTGGTATTCTCAAGATGATGATGTTCTTTATTTACGATCTAAATTCAGAGCTGGTGTTCAAGTACCATTCTTGAATCAAATCGGAGTTTGGAACGGAACAGGATCACCTAACTAAAAATAAACAAGGGAGGGGGCAACTCCTCCCTATTGTATAACATTTAATACTTAGAACAGTGAGCTGTAATATGACAACAGGGTACAATGACAGAACATGTACCAATGGAAAAGGAGGAATCAAGAGTGTCATTCTCTTTCCTCTTGGCAATGTAAGTGCATCAACCATCACAAACAATGAGGTAACATCATTGACAGTGACTGGTGAGGTGTTTCAATACAAACTAAAAAGCAACTTGTCAAGCTACACAGCACCAATCCAAGTAAACAAAGACAACGGCACATTGTGGTATACACAAACTCTGACAATGATCTTGGCATCAGACACCAAGGAATTGAGATCAGAGATTCATTTGTTGGCACAAAATGAGGTTGTTTGTATTGTTGAGAAAGCATCAGGAGAATATGTTGCTCTTGGCTTTGGAGAAGGATTGCAGATTGCTGATGGATCAGCATATGGATCAGGAACAGTTAAATCTGATCGCAATGGACATGACCTTGTATTGACAGGAATGGAAAATGATGAGGTGCCAGATGTTGATGCAACTGTTGTTGCAACATTATTGACACAACAATCACCATCAATTTAGTAAGTGAGTTAATAAATAGGTTGAAAGGGAGGGAGTAATCTCTCCCTTTTTTTTAATAACTTAGTTATATGGAAATAAAAGCAAATTTAATTGGCACAAAGGCATGGAGCCCAGTGTTCAAAAAATGGATGATCATTGAGAGAGGCAAGGAGGATTTGTATCTTGCTTGTGGAATTATTGATATCTTTGAAAAGAGAAAACCTAAATTGATAAAAGATGCTAAGGATTCAAAGGAATTCAACATCAACAATGATAGTGACAGTAACGGAGTTGACAACAGTGACTCCAGTTTACTATCTGTTTGAGTTTGAACATCAACAGTCATTTGAGAAAGTATATTGCATTCTGCCAAACATCTCAACAAATATTGAGAGATTTGATGAATTCACCATTGAGGATGGTGTGGATGTGACCTTTCCTTATGATGGATACTATATTTACAGAGTTTATCAGCAAACATCATCCAGCAACCTGGATCCTGATTTGTCTGATGGACTTGTTGAGGAGGGCCGAGCTCATGTGTATGAGATTGACTCTCCATCAAATGAGTACAATGAAAACATAACATTCAACATATATGAGTGATTCAGTTAAAATGACAAGCCTCACATTTAAAAAGGACTATATCAAGCCTGATGAGGAGAAAGATAGGATGCTTGGATTCATAAAATGGGGTAGAAAAAATGACTATCCTTATTTTTTGATTGACCTGTACAATGGATCTGCATGGCATCAAGGTATTATCAAGAACAAAACATACTACATTGCTGGAGGAGGCCTTGAGGTTGTCTCTGGTAATATGCAACCATTCATTGAGAATAAGTATGCAGAGTTTGATATGAATGAGATTTCAGAGATGCTGGCTCATGATTATGAAATGTTTGGAGGATTCTGTGCAATAGGTACTTGGAACAGAGACGGCTCAAGAGTGGC